CCCGTACCCAATGAGATTAGCTTGGAAAACCCCGCCAAGAGCGGGATAGGGAGTTTTAAACCCTATCGAGTTATTTAAGCTCGGTTTCTAAGTATCTCCCTGTGGAAATTAATCCACTTGCCTCCGAACAGTTAGAACGGAGACGCCCACCTCGGCTTGATGTCGACGGCACGAGGACGCCCAGCGCGTTCCAAGTGTTTCTTGTCGGCGGATGGCTGACCGCCTCTCTTCAAGAAAAACTTGAGGAGGGCACCGGGTCCATCTAGATTATCTAGAGGGAGCCTAGAGGACACAACATACCCCTTAACCATGGGGGCATGAAGAGTCTCAGACATTTTCTGAGTCTCATAACCCAGAAAGGAGGTCCGACCCAATACTGAGGAATCTTCAGTCACGAACGGGAAATGTTTTATCATTTTCTGGATGTGACTGTCGATTTTCGTAACAGTTTTCCAGTAACCAGCTTGGTAAAGCTGATTCCGGAGACTGACATACGAAATAACCTCAGGAACGCACTTCCGTGAGGAAGGAAGTTCACGTCTAGCCTTGACAATACTAACGTCAAAGCCGTCGTAATACTCCCGACCACAAGACTCCCTGAATCGACCGATCCAGAAAGACTTGTCGGCACCAACTCGAGCACCAAAATGCTCGAGAGTGTCGCACACGGAATGCACCATGTCTGTAGGGATAATAATGTCATCCCCATAGATGTGCACCTTCCCAACATAGTCATTAAATTGACTAGGATGGGTAAACTGTGTTCTGAGCTCTTTCTCAATCCCAAGAAAGACAAGGGTCAAGAAGACCATTGCCTCGATGGGAAAGCAAAGAGCAGAACCCATAGACGCGAACTTGGCCAAGCGTATTACGCCATGGCCAGGCACTCGCGCCCGTCGGGACCGTGCTGCATCAACCGCATCATGCAAATGACTGTGGTTGGACAACATAGCCCTAACGAGCTGATTAGACACACGATCAGATGCCTCACTAAGATCTAGTGTGGCAAGGTCTCCGTTAAGAGAACCTTTCTTTGCCATGTCCTGGTTAATGGACTGGTCATCGAATCCGATCAACTTTCCAGGAAGAGTTCCCTGGAGAGCCTGCAAAATAGACTCAAGAACCGCTTGTTGTGCATATTGCATACAAGTTGGCTCAACAGCTATGATGCGTGGTGTCTTTTGCGTCTTAGGAACTGAGATAACTTTAACAGGTATCTCAGAACCGGGTTCCAGATAGGTCAGAGCGTCTCGCTCCTCATTGTAAAATGAGAAGCTTGGAAACAGATATTCCCCAGCGGGGAAATATGTCTCCAGACGATCAGTCCAAGTGCGGCAACGATACTTTCCGTTACCACGGAGTTTATCCGCAGTTGCACCTGGACCGTGCTTCGGAACAAGTTCGCCATAGTAAATAGCTTCATCTACTTTGGAAAACACACTCCGAAACAATAGGCTAGACATTCTTTTGAAGTCAGAATAATCATCTGACGTCATCTGAGCATCATTAGCCTTAACCTCTCTGTCACACTGAACATAATCAGACATAGCATCCTTAACCCGAGCATCACTGCAAGGGAGAAGGATCTTGCTAAAAAACAACGTAAGTTGCCTAATAGCAAGAATTGCATCTATGTCTGGTTCATCCAGCAGAACACCAGTGCTACGGTCAAACACAAGCTCAAGGAAACCTCCGAGAAATCGGGGGAGACCTCCATGTCTGGAGAAACCTCCAAACATGTCGTGAGCCACAATCCCTTGATTTAGACTTTTTTGGAAGTCTTTGCCAAAGGATGGTAGGGTAATCGTAAGAAACGAAAACCCCTCGTGTTTGACACGACTATGGACGGTATTAATGTCCATGGTGGCGCTAGTGCGACATCGCGTAGCAGAATCAACTGCTACGCTATTCCAGAGCACAATTAGGCTTTTCAAACATCCTCCTTAAATAGAGGTATTGTTTCCTTAGCCTAATGTGATTACGCTGGGTGTCCAAGCTATTAAAAACTAGCGAGGACTTGCAGCCCTATCAAAAGACCGCCTAGACCCATGCCCACCAAGAGAATCAGGAGGGCAAGGAAAAAGGCTTGGCTCTGACTAAAGTTAAAGTCGGAACCTTTCACGTATATTCACCTCCTAAGGTGATAATACGTAACACAAGAAGCATGTAGGTGATCAAACCTATTTAGCTTCTCGTGTTACACCAGACCAGACTTCTAGTTTGGAAGTTAATAACTCCTGTTATGGAATTAAGACTCCCGAGCCAGAAGTTTTTCAATGAGAGCATAAGTAGAGGCGGAAGAGAGGGTCAAGAGACCTTCAACCGCTTCCTTTGCCTCTTTGTTCGTGTATCCCACCGTCGGACGGTCGACTACGATGTAAACAGACATCGAGACTTCCGTATTCTGCGTGGGGATAAACGGGTCAGGTGTGATCTTTGATAGATCAACCCTAACAGTCTGTCGATTTCGACGTGACTCTACAGTAGAGAGCTTCAGGGTGATAAGCCCATCGGCACTCTCGTAGACTGATTCCTTGTTCCCCGTGGAAACACGAGGGAGCGTGGTTTCTGTCGCGCCGATTTTGATTTTCTGCGGGTCGGTAAGCGCCATTAGGCGTGCTCCGTTTCTGGGATTTTCATCCCTATTGTGGTTGCAGTGACAACTGCTACTACAGCTGGGTTATCCCAACCGCAGCGGCTATGGCAATTTGAGTTGGTGACAAGCCATCCCAAGTAATGCCAAATCCGAAGGGGTTTGCGGGTTGCCTCACCTTTGATGTGACATTATATCGCATCGGGGGAGGTACCGGTTGTTGTTTCTGGGTATCGGGATCAATGATACCCGAGGAACCAACCATAGAGAATATAATATCGGAATAAGATTCCTCCATTATATACCCGTATCGCAAAACCAGTCCGTATTGAGCCATTTGGCTAACATTGTGAATAACACTGCTAGCGTTAGTGACCCAATCGACGGCCCAGCTCCAAGGAGTTAGCTCCCAGATAACATCTGGGGTAAGTGATATGCCGAATAGCTTATCGGCATCGGAACCATAACCCAATGCCCTACTGAATGAGTCAGACTCAGCAGGTGGTGCATAGGTAAAGGCTCCGACAAACCACTTACGAGAACCGCTAACCGCAGTTCTCAGAATTGTCCCT